GTTTCGACAAACTTATTTTTTAAATATAGGAGAATGACAATGGGATTTCAATTAAGTCCAGGCGTTCAAACAAAGGAATTTGATTTGAGTACGTCTATCCCTGCAGTTGCTACCAGTTTAGGTGCTACAGTTGGTCGCTTTACATGGGGACCTTGCTTTGATGCAACTTTGGTAGCCTCAGAGAGCAATCTGGTTAGTGTTTTTGGTAAACCAAATGCAGATTCATACCCGTCGTTTTTGACTTCTGCAGCCTTTTTAAGTTACTCTAACTCACTACAAGTGGTTCGTGTAGTTGACGCTACTGCTACTAATGCTAACGCATCTGGTACTGGAGTTTTGATTAAAAATGCTGAAGATTTTGATACACAGATGGATTCAGGTACATTAACAGAAGGTTTTTATGCACGTTACCCAGGAGCATACGGTAATAGCATTACAGTAGAAACTGCTGACGAAGCAGGATACGCAACTTGGGCATATGCAGGTGCGTTTGACGTATCTCCGGCTGCTTCTAACAGTGAAATGGCAATTGCCGTTTTAGTTGGTGGTGTTGTTGCTGAAGCACATATCGTTTCTACAGTTGACGGCAATAAGAACGCAGATGGCAATAACATCTTCGTTGAGAAAATCATTAACGACACATCAAAGTTAATCTTAGCAGTAAATGCTAACGTTGCTAATGGTACTGCTTCAACAGTTTTTGCTAATGGTGCTGACTCAGGTGTTGGTGAAGACGACTATAAACTAGGTTGGGACTTATTTGCTAATGCAGATGAAATTAATGTTTCTATTCTAGTTGCTGGTGGTGTTACTAATGAAGCAAAAGCAACTGCTTATGCCGTTCAAAAGTACATGGTTGAGTCTATTGCTGAAGTTCGTAAGGACTGTTTTGCAATGTTATCTCCTGCTAAAGAAGACGTAGTAAACGTTGGTGGTGCATCTACTGCAGTATCTAATGTTATTGCTTCACGTAAAGACGTATCATTTAATGTTGCTTCTTCTTACGGTTCTTTAGACGCTAACTACAAATACACATACGACAAGTATAATGACACATATCGTTGGATCGGTTTTAGTGGTGATACTGCAGGTTTACTTGCATACACTGACTCTACTCGTGACGCTTGGTGGTCACCTGCTGGTTTAAATCGTGGTCAAATTAAGAATGTTGTTAAATTAGCATACAACCCTTCTTCGACTTTACGTGACCAGTTATACATGTTACCTAATGGTATTAACCCAATCGTTTCTTTCCCAGGTCAAGGCACTGTGCTTTGGGGTGATAGAACTTTACTTACAAAACCTTCTGCTTTTGACAGAATCAATGTTCGTAGATTATTCATCGTTATTGAGAAAGCAATTGCAATTTCTGCTAAATACTTCTTGTTTGAATTTAACAACAAGTACACTCGTAGAAACTTTGTGAATATGGTTAATCCTTACCTTGGAGGAATTCAAGGAAAACAGGGTATGTATGACTTTTATGTTCAATGTGATGAGACAAACAATACTGGTGAAGTGATTGATGCTAACCAATTTGTTGCTAGTATGTTTATTAAACCTGCTAAGTCAATTAATTACATTACTTTGAACTTTGTTGCAACTAAAACTGGCGTTGACTTCTCTGAAGTTATCGGTCAGGTATAATAAGGGAGAATTAAAATGAATTACGATACTTTTAGTTCACAATTAAAATCACAGAACTACGCAAGAAGTAATCTGTTTGAAGTATTCATCGGACTAGCTGGACAAGACCAGAAGTTTGTTTGTAAGTCTGCTTCATTACCTGCTACTTCTGTTGGTGTTATTGAAGTTCCTTACCAGAACCGTAAGTTAAAGGTTCCAGGTGATAGAACGTTCCAAGATTGGACAGTTACAATTATCAACGATGAGTCTATGTCTGTACGTAAAGAATTACTTGCGTGGCAGAACGATATTCAAGGTTTCCAAAACTTTGGTTCTAATGGCGATACACCAAGAGATCACCACAGAATATTAACAGTTACTCCTATGGATAGAACCATGGGTGCAATTGGAGATACTGAGGTTGATTTATATGGTTGGCCTTCAGAGATCGGTTCTATCGATCTAAGTTGGGAAACTGCTGATACTGTACAAGAATACACAGTAACATTCAGTATTACTCATGATAATAGTGTTCAATAACCATTATAAATATTACTATAATATTAATTAATGGTTAGGATATACAATGGAATTATTCGGTTATAAAGTTGAAAAACAAATAGGTTCTGCGACGATTGAAAAGGGGTCAAACTCTTTCGTCCCGCCGGACTTAAACGATGGTTCCACTGTTATCAACGGTGGAGGAATAAACGCCTTCGCCACCAATTTTGACGTATCTTTCAAAAACCAGAAAGATTTGATTGGGCAATACAGAGAAACTTCACAAAATCCCGAGGCAGAACTTGCTATCGACGATGTTGTTAATGAAGCAATTGTATTGGACCCATATAAGGACGCGGTATTGATTCATCTGGATAAACTAGATGCTTCAGATAATATCAAGA